GCCCGTTGTCGGCGAATGATGTCATAAATGGTTTGGTTCGCAAGGTCGTACTTGCTTACCAGTTCAGGGATAGGGGTACTGTTATCCTTCCAGTCCCGGAATATCTTTGCGTCTCGCAAGGCACGCTTGAGCGCATCCCCCCGTGGCAAATAAACCACTCGGCCACCCATCACTGAGCAAATAGCAAAGACGACATGCCGGGCGAGTTCAGCGGCTTCCGCTCCCGGTTTCATCTCGATCTGGAGCTTGGCTTCGGCAATTTCTACCATCTCCCTTAATGAGCCTTCCCAGCGGGATATGACGGTGGGGTCTTGCATGTTTGCCAACACCTTCTTGGCGTCCAGTTGATCGATGTCGTCGGGGAACAATTCTTCGTTCATCGCTCAGGCCTCGCGTGACGACGGGCATCATAGGTCAATGCAGCAACCATTTTTTGGAGTTGCCCAGGGTCCAACCATTCCACGCGTTCAACCTTGAACATGCGCAGGGCCATGCCGTCGGCATACGCCCAGGAGCGTTTCGCTTCGGCGAGAAAGGCCTCTATTTTCCCCACCAGTTTTGTCCGGTCTAGTGCAACGGCCGGTGTTTTTCGGCCGTGCTTTTTAGCCGGAGACGACTCCCAACCCAATCGAGTGAACTCGGCCAAGACGGCGCCGATCTGGCGTGGATTCAGGTCTTTGGCTGAACGCACGCCCGCCACGCGGGCCAACAGGGCGCGGTAGGTTTCGTCGTCCAGCCCCAAGTCTTTTTTGGCGATATGGATTTTGCTCAGTTGCAGATTTCGTGTACTCACTGTCTTCCTCCTTTGATCAGTGCCTGGAACGCTGCTGGGTCACGCCGGGACAGTTCCGCAGCACCATGAATTGCCATGGTGAGTGCGTGCTCTGTTTCGTCGAATGCCCCGGCACTGCGGATCTGTTCCAACTCGTTTTTGGTGCCAATGAAAATTTCCAACTTGAGCTTGCTCGCGCCCATGGCCAGGCGCTTGTCCTTGTCGCGCTTGCGCTGGGCACGTTTACGTTCGCGTGCCAAACGGGTCGTACGCTGTTTTGGTGATTCGTCTGTCATGGTCGGCTGCTCTTCAGTACCGGACAACCACGTCCGGCAGACCGCCCCGGAATACCAGGGCGGTTTCGCTCAGTTCAAGGCGAGCTGTTCCTGTCCGCTCACTCCGTGATTCAGGCGAACGTCGGTCGCCGCAAGAATTCCGTGCATGGCATCTGTCACTGTCCGATTGCTCAATCGCTTGCTGGTGTTGCGGTCCGTTGGAGTTGACTGCCGGGTTTCCGGGTGATGCTGAAGCATGTACGCAGAAGCTGCCGCTGACGGGGTGTCATTACCAGCAAACGCCATTACTTGTTTGCGTACCTGGTAAACCCAGGCATCACAAAACACGTCGGCGCGCTTGGTCTTTGTCGAAGCCTTGCAGCGCTTGAGATTGTTGGCGATGAAGTCCCGGCGAGCCTGGCGGATCTGACGGAGAAGAATCGTCATGGTGTAGCTAGCCACCTCGGCGAACTCACCAATGAAACGCCATTCGCCCACACCTGCCATGAACAGCAGTTCACAGGCATACGCACGTTTTACGCACCCAGCCAAGCTGGCTTCCCAGCGAACCGGGTTAATCTTGGAGCCACTTCGTGAGGCCGATTCCTGGATGTCGGAAAGGACGACATCGGCCTCTTCAATACGGAACTTCTCCATCATGGCGCGGGCCTGACGCATGGCTGCGGCGGCTTCGTGTGGGTTGTCGCTGGCTGCCAGGCGCAGCAGCTTCTTGATTTTGTCTATGGCTTTGCTGTGGTCCATATCGTCAGATCTCGGAGATTCGGGAGATGCTGGTGTTGTTGGCCAGCAGGTGCTTTTTCAGGGAGTTAAAACTTCCCCAGCACCAGTCATAGGAGAAAAATTTGATCGCATTCATCTCGACTGCTCTTCGCTTGCCGAAGATTTTTCGATAAGCCTCGACCTCTTTTTTGGTATGAAGGGCACGAGTCACCTTGCGGTAAAAACGGCGAGTTTCCTCATGCTCGGGTTCGCCGGTTTTGTGGTCGCAAGCCAACCAGATCCCCTTCAAATATCCATCCACGTAGACTGTCGTCGACCAACTTTTTTTGGCGGGGCTAGTCATCTGCACTAGGTTGATTTCAAACCCATCACACTTGAGCTTCATGCTGCCCCATGGGCTCGACATCTGCTCCTTCAATGCATCCCAATCCGCTTGTTCCATCTCTTCCTCGGCTGCTCATCAGTACCAGGCAACCACGCCTGGCAGACCGCCCCGGATTGCCGGGGCGGTTTCGCTCAGTGAAGGGTTGTAGTGCCCGGTTGCCAGCGGCAGGCCGGGACCGCCCCCAGCATCTTTTCGCTTGCGACCAGGTCGAATACTTTGTTGAAGATGCGCACGGCTTCTGTCTGGCGAGCTGCGCCCAGCGGGCTGGTCGGTACGCCGGTCATATCAATGGCGACCGAAGACTTGCCGCTGTCTTCGCGGCGGTCTTCCAGGGTGATGGTGATCTTGGCCATGGGGCGTCCTATCGTTGATGGTGAAAAGTGATGTGGTAGTCGCGGGCAAGCTGGCGAACATACTTCTCGCTCATGTGGTGCTTGCGGGCGATCCACTTGGGAGAGTTGCCCATGGCTGCATCAGCCATGATCAATGCCGCGTGCTTGCCGTTGTCCGGTGAGTCACCTACAAACTCGGCAGGCAATCCGACTTCCGGGTTCGCCGTGGAGGCGGCAGGTGCAAACAGATGGGCATAGACCGGCGACCGTTCCGGGTTAATGGTGAAGGTCGCCGGTGCGCTGCTCATCTGGTGACCTACTTCCTGGATCTCGCCACCGTGCATCACGAACTCCGCCGTCAAGCGTTCAAGGTTGGCGCGCTCGACGTTGAGTTGCGGCGAGTGGATTGGCAGTGGATCACTGCGGGTATCGTGATAGCGTTGCATGTCACACCCCCGCAATATCGAGGCTGATTGGCTGGTATTGATCGGTGTCGCCCACGCGTTCGTACACGCGGATGTAGGACTTGGAACCGATCACCTGGCAGGCTTCGCCAATGGCCTGCATAGCGCGCTGCCAGCGCTCGTCGGCAATCTCCAACCGGCGCAAAGCCAGCACTCGCGCCGTTCGGATGTCGCCTTTGGTATCGGTACGAAAGGCATCATTGACCAGAGTTACCACTTCCGGCCGCGCCCCTGCGGTCCACTCTTCAAGGCATTCATCAATCAAGGACCGCGCTGCCTGGAGGCGCTCGTCGAAGGCGATGCTTTCCTGAATGGCCCTCTGGATTTTGTAGCGGCCATCGAAGCTGATCAGGCTGACGTTGCCTTTCTTACCGCCCAACTTGGCGCCGTATTCCTCGGCGCTCATATCGACGAACGCGTCGATGTCGCCGAACGCGGCGGCCTTGAACAGGGCCAAGCCTTTGCTAGCCACACGGGCTTTTTCGACCAGTTCGAGCACCAGGGCATCGCGTGCCAGATCAAGCGGCTTGATCATGCTTTCGGCAACGAGACGACGTTGCGCGTCGACGCGGTAGCCTTCGGGGATGGTGTGTTGTTGTTGTGCAGTCATTTCGGGATTCCTTAATGGAGAGTTGGGCGAGACCAGTCGGCAGGACGGGCGGCGCTGATGGGTTCGCGCCATTCCAGGGTCACGCCCTGGAACTGCACACTGAAACGGGTGCTACCGGCTGTGGCGTGGCGCTTGTAGCCTTCGGTGTGACCAAGGTTGATCAGGCGCTGACCAGCTTCAGGCGTGATCACCAGCCGGTTCTCAGCGGGGTGAAAGCCCTGCACGCGAATGCCGTTTGCCTGCAAGTTGCGGGCGGCGGCGTTGAATACCCGAAGGCGGTCCGCCAGGGTCGGAGTCAGGACTTTCAACGGGGCACTACTAGTGGAGGCGAGCATGAGCGTTCTCCTGGTTGCAGCAGTCTGGGTTGATTGGGCAGTGCTGACAGGCGCGCCAGTGCTGCATGGCTTGCGGGTTGTGGGTCGGCGCCGGTTTTTCGCGATAGCTTTGGCACTGATCAGTGGTGACCACGTCGGTCAGGGCGACACACTCGATGCGGCCCAGGGTTTCCATTACCCGCCGTTCGACACCGGCAGTGCTGGGCGACGCGTAGCGGTTGGAAAGGATCAGGCTGACGGCTGTGCGGCTCATTCCGATGCGCTGACTGGCCTTGGTCTTGTTGGTGGCTGCGACTTCGGCAGCGAGCAGGCGCACGAACAACGGCGCGTCATTGCCCCATGCAGCAAGGTTGACCTGGTTCATTCGGCCCCCTCCTGATCAGCCTTGCGCCAGACCACTTGGTCCAGGTTCGGGTCATAGACTTGGTCGAAGTCGCGCTGATAGATCGGGTGCTTGGGGCCGGTGTACCGTGAAGGGATTAAGCGGAAGCGGGTTTTCTTACCAGGTGTGCCGCCACTGCGTGTCAGGTAGCCAGCCTTTGCCAGGCCCGACAAATACACCTGGGCGCCAAATTCGCTGATCGTTACGCCATTGACGCTGGCTGCGGCTGCGGCCTCGGCGGCGCTGAACTCGCCTAGGATGCGCAATGCCCGCCAGACGTTCTCGGCCCCACCAGCATATTTGGAAACCTTGCCGCTTCGGGTGATGCTGGGGGCTTCAACGCCTCCGTCTTTCAGCAGGGTCCATTCGGCGTCAAGGCGACCGACGTTGCGCACCTTGCTGACAATGCCGGCTTTTTCCATGTCTCGGAAATAGGCGCGCACGGCTTGATCATCCTGCTGAGATTTACGCGCAACCGCGTATGTCGTTAGCTCTTTAGGGCTGGCATTTATGGCGCGGATGGCTTCCCAAATGTGCTGGCGTGGGGACTTTCCGCCCACCATCACCAGATCGGCTCTGACTCTAGGCATCCCTCAAGCCCTCCGCGACGGCGCTTCGCCGGTAAACCAGCCATCGGAACCCCAGCCAGCAAGGTCGATGCGGTCAATGCAGCGGGCCTGGGCTTCGCTGTAGACCTTGTAGAGGTTGACCGCGACGCGGCGAAGGCAGCCGTTTACCTTTTTGCGCAGGTCGTCCAGCAGATCATCGGCAAAGTGCAGTTTTGGATAGCTCGCTTCAGCCAGTGCGCGGAGGTCGTCCAGGGTGGCGCGTTGCGCGGGCACCCACTCCAACACCCGGTTATGCAGGCGTTCCAGCTTGGCCAAGCTGCCCGGCACCCGCTCTTCACCGATAAGGACGATAGTGCCCTCGCTAGCGTTGTAGATGTCGGTGAGAACGTTGGCGACCGCCTTTTCCAGCAAGTATTGGACGTCGTCGATCAACAGCGGACGGCCACTGCGGGACAACTGTTCGGCGATTTGATCAACCATCACCGACAACGTCGGGGCAGGCTGGATACTCATCTCGCGAAGAATGGCGTGCAGAAAAGCCTTTTTGCTCCAGGTGTCGCGGCACTCAACGTAATAGGCGCGGTGCTGGTTTGCGGCGAAGGCAGCACCAACGCTTTTGCCCAGCCCGCTCGCGCCATACATCACCACCAGTCCAGGCAACCCGGCTGGGCGGTTGTGGGTCCGTGCAATGGCAGCGGACAACAGACCAACATTGGTCAGGGGAACAATTTTACTAACACTCATAATTCGGCTCCTAAAGGTCTTGGTTTAAGCGCGGGCTTGCTCGGCGAACGCGAACATTTGCTGAATCGACGTGAAGTCCGGGTGTTGCGGGTAACGGGAATGCCATTGCGTTTCTTCGGGCGTCAGCGTCTCGCCGCTGGTGACGCGGGCATCGAGTTGATTCCAGAAGCGATAGCGGGCGGTTGGGTCGGTTGGCAGATCAAAGGCTTTGGCCTTCGGGGCTGCCAGTTCGGCGAAGCGCCTGGCTTCGGCCATTTGCTCAAGGCTGAGTTGCGCCGATGGAGCAGTGCTCGGGGCGATCATTTCGACGCGCTTGCCGGTGAGCGTTTCGATCTTGTCTATGGCGCGCTTCATCTGGCCGCTTTCGCGCTTGTCGTAGGCCTTTTCAATCATGGCTTTCGGCATGTAGTCGCTGGCGTTGCCGTCTACAAGTGCCTCGCCGATCAAGTCGCCATCCAAAGTACGGACCCAAACACGGGATGCATCACGCACGTCGTACGCCAAGCGGATTTCATCGCCATGAAAGTCGCGCAGGGCGTCGAGGAAATAGGTCTCGCCCGCCCAAGTGACTTCGCCGCGACGCGTTGGACGAATGACTTGTGGTCGGGACAGGTCATTCAGCAGTTCAGCAGGAGCGACAATCGGCTCCCAGCCTTCAGCACGGGCGGCGTCCCAGGCTTCATTGGGGCTCATGTGGCGGAGCTTGCCAGTGAGCGGATCGCGGAACTTGGCGAGGCCCCGGTGAGGGCTGTTGTTGTAGGTTTCAATCTCGTATTCGACACCGGCCATGAACTCCGCAAAGGTCGGAATCAAGCGGGTACGCCCGGTTTCGCGCAGTTCTTTGCGGCCGATCCGATGCACTTTGGTGCCCGCGTGCTTGTCCATGTCGGCACCGATATAGCTGGTCAGCTTCTTGGCTGCGTTGACCCAAATCGTCTGGTGGGAACGCTCAATCAAACCCCGAGCCTGACTGTTGTAGGGCAAGGCGTGGGTCATGGTGCCGCCGAGACGATCGACCACTTCACGAACGGTGTCGTTGGCAAAGCCAGAACCGTTGTCGACGTAGAACATGGCGAACATGCCGTGCTGCATGGCATCGCGCAGTGCATCCATAACGCCTATGGTCGACTCGGCTTCGCCGATGGATATCCCCAGCGCCTTGCGGGTGGCGACATCGAGCACGGTGGTAGCTTCCGGCCGGTAGGGTTTGCCGGTGCGTGGGTTCAACACCTCTGCGTCAAACTTGTGGCCGTCGGCGGTGAACACGTCGCAGGGATACATGTTCTTGGTGGTCCGGCGCTTGAACGGTTGCAGGGCTTTGAGTTCCTGCGGAGTCCGACGGCCGCGCTCGCGGGCTTCGGCGCTCAGCTTATTAAGGAAGCGGCGGACGACATGAATGCTTGGGCGTTCGGCCGGGTGCTTGAGGGCGAACTCGGCATAAGCTGCTTCGACGCTCGGTTTGGTTGGGCGCTGGTAGCAAGTCAGGAACGCAGCCGACCATGCGGGCAGGCTCAAGTCTTTTTGACGGCGGGCAGGCGCTAGGCCGGTTTCACCCTCTTTGCGGTAGTCGGCGAGCCAGCGTTTGAGTGTGCGCTCGCTCAGAGAGCGGTCGCCGGTTGTACGGTCGTTGGCGCGCTGGACGAGCCCAGTCAGGTACGGGGTGAGCTGTTCAGCTTTTGCCAGTGCAACAAGGGTGTCGATGGCGCGTTGCTGACTGATGGTCTGGCTCATGCGTTCGATTTCACGCACGAATGCCAGGCGAGCGGTCATCACCGAACGTTGATCCTCGTTCAAGCGTGACGCTGAAATAGAGTCACGCTGAGTAGGTATCAGTTCCATGACAGACGAAAGTTCTGGCGAGACGTGGGCGACAGATGCGGCGATCAACGCGGCTTGGGTTTCTGGAGGAAGCGCGGCGAATCGGTACTCAACCGCCTTGCTGCCAAGTCGGCCTTGGCCTTCCCATTGTTCTCGTTTGGCGCGCAGTTGGATTGCTCGCTCTGTACCTGGCATGCCAGGAAGGCCAGCCAACTCACGGGCGGAGTACCAGTTATGCATGGTTGTCACCAACGCCAAGCACCTTTTTCAGTTCACGAGCCTTGCGTCCTGCGTCATCACGCAACCGCTCAAGTCGACCGAGTTCGGCATTGAGGGCATCGCGTCCATAAGCCACGCGCCCGCCACGTTGCTCGACCAACCAGTTGGTGAGTACGTGACTGCTGCAAACTTCTTCCAGCAATGCCGCCCGGTAGAACGGAAGGTTGTGGTCAGTTCGGGCAGGGCTCGACCAAGCGTCGAGCATGTGCTTGCTAACGTCGTCACCAGATAGGCGAGACATGCGCGCGCCGATTTCGTAACGGTCCAGATCGGAACCTTTCAGAATCTCACTGATCAGTTCACTGATTTGGGCGGCATTGTTGCCGTTACCAGGGATAGCCAGAACCGGCTGTGGCACGGAGAAGATGTCTAATGTCCGGTCGTCTTTTACCTGGCGCATGTTTAAGCCTCCGTGCCGGTTTTACGATGTCTAAGGGCATAAGCTGGGTTATGCTCTTGGCTAGAAGTTGCGTTGTGTTCTGCACGCTGCACCCGGATACGATGCGGAGTGCCGTTTGCATTCCAGCGCTCGGGCCACAAGTCGATAGGCTTTAGGCCCAGTGCGTTGGCAATAGCCCTTTCCATACGGGGGTAGGCAGTACGTTTAGCGTTTTTGACGGCAGTGTCGGAAACGTTAAGCGCACGCGCCAGCATGGCCAGCGAGGTGCCTCGGGTACGTAGCTGGTACTTGATCCATTCCCATCTCTGGGTTGGGTCGAGGGGGATTTCGGTTGTGTTCATGCCTGGCGTCCATTCATAACCACCGTTGAGGGTGGTTTTTTTGGGGTGTCTAACGTCACTTACGGCATAAACATAGCCGCTTTGATCTTGGTGGTAAAGCGAAAAGCGGCGTTTCGCTTTGCCGGAAGCGGCATTTTTTCGTACGGTGCGCTTATGTATATGTTTTTAAAGGGTTTTATCGATAAACGAAATTTCGCTTTCGATGCGACCAGCGTTTCGTTTTCTATTGGGGGTAAAGCGAAATGAATGAAGAGTTGGCGGCACGCATCAGGCTTTGCGCGGAAATAGCCGGAAGCGGCGATGAACTGTCACGCCTGACGTCTATTCCACGGAGGACTTTGGAGTACTACCTGACAGGGCAGCGCGAACTGAAGGTGGCGCGCTGCGTAGAGATTGCGAAGGCCGTAGGCGTCGATGTGGGCTGGCTGGCAACTGGAGAAGGCGACCGAGTCAAAGGCTTAGCAGCTCAGGCCTCCGCTGACGACAAATATGCTTATGTCCCCCTGTACGACGCCCGCTGTAGCGCTGGGCATGGCTCCTGGAGCGACGGAGCGAAGGTATTGACGATGCTTGCTTTCACCGCGTATTCGCTGCGCAAGCAGGGCCTGGAGCCCGCGAAGCTTTCAGCTATCCGTGTAGACGGGGATTCAATGGAAGGGCTGCTGAGCGATGGTGACACGGTCATGATCGACCATGCCCGCAACGTGCTTGAGGGCGAGGCTATCTATGTAATCCGACTGGATGACCATCTCTACGCTAAACGCCTACAGCGCCAGTTCGATGGTTCGATACAGATAATCAGTGAGAACAAGGCTTACCGGGATATGGTCGTGCCTAAAGAGCAGTTGAACGATCTGGAGATAATCGGTCGCGTTGTTTGGGCTGGCGGCTGGATTTGACAGGCAAGGTGTAATATCACTCTACCGGGATTGTCTTGACGTCCGGTGCCAAAGGTTTCGCTAAACTGGCCCGGACTCAACCACTGCGCTCAATTTGATCTGTTTATTCTTTGGCGATGCTTTGGCACGGGTTCGGTAAGCGAGCTTTTCCTGAAACCCTTACCCCGCTTGGCCTATCGCACTATCTCCCGCTTTATCCCGCCTCATCCCACTGACTATCTGCCGGTGCCATATCTAGAACCTCCCCACACTGTTGAGTGGTGAGAAGCGTGCGTACACCCTTCCCCCTGTAGGAGCTGTCGAGTGAAACGAGGCTGCGATCTTTTGATCTTGCTGTTGCTTTGGCTTTTGATCTTGATCTGCTTGCCCCTTTCCCAGAGGCCGAACGCAGGCGTTGCGCAGGGGGCACCGCGGCAAGGATGCCGCGGTAGCCGCCCCCGGCCATGGATGGCCGATGGCGGCGGGCCCCCGGAGCAATGCCGGAGTGAGGGCATGCCGAGCCTGGGCGAGGCACCGAATGGAGGGGCAAAGCCTTTTGCTTACTTTTCGGCGTTTGGAAATCGGCATAGGAGGCGGCCATCTGGCCGCGCCCCTGCCACACCACCCGGCATGCGGGTCCGCACCGGGCGGTTCGAGAAGTTGAGGTCAGCAGAGTCGAGGTAGACCCAATCGGTCGAACCACGC